ATACAACCTTGAAGGCAAAGATTCCACGTCTTGCCTGCACGTCACGTAGGAACGGTTGAATCATGTTAACTAACAGACTTCTTGTAGCTGGATCGTTTGGTTCAAACAAGAAATACTTGGCTGATGTTGCTATAGCCTTCTCAAGAACCAAGAACAATCTACGAACATTTATACGGTTGAAGGCTGATTCTTTGGAAAGAAGTGTCTTCTGACCCCAAATTACCTTACCTTCACCGGGGAATGTAACAATTGGATTAATACCATTACTATAAAGAATGTCTCTATAACCTTGTTTCGGATTCCATGCCAATCTACGAACAGAAGTTAAGATTGCTCTGTTCAGTCCAGCAGGTGCCCACCAAGGGTCACGTACATCATCTGTCTTCGCGAACACGCCAGTTACGAAACCTGATGCTGGCACCCAACGGTACTTTTGGTTAAACTTATCATATACTTCCAACCAGTTACCATACACAGAAGCGTATGAAGAGGAAGGTAGAACACTGTTTCTCCAAGTACGAAGGTCAACAGATTCATTACCCTTGTTATTCAGAACATCAGCTTTAGGACAATCAAGGACTGCCATACAATCAAGACGTTCTTCGCATAGAGAAATCAAATCAAGTTTAACTGTATCTGATTTACCAGAATCAATAATAAGGTTGATATCAATTTCCTCTGGATTTTCGTATAGACGATAACCATTAATAATGTTACCATCGTCAGCAAGACCTGTACCATCAAAACCATCATCAAGTTGGTACCATGTGTCACCAGAAAGTATTGCTAAGTTTGTCTCAACACCACTATTCTCATCACCAATCATGTCTACCGAAATAGCCATACGGATGTACTGTGAAGTCTGGTTGACAACACTCTCTACAAAACGGGTAGTACCTGTGTCATCAAGAGCGTTAGGGTCAGTTGAAACATTAAATATTTCTTTTGTTACCCATGAATTCTTTCTCTGGTCTTTAGCTTGAACCATTACCAAGAAATCATTTACCTCGCCAAGTTGACTATCAATCTGGTCGAAAGACTCGGAAGGCATGCTAGCTACAGGTGTTCCACCTTGTAATAGTGCTGTTTGGTCAGCTTTATCAAGGAAAGCGATACGGATATCATCACCATAAAGACCTCTTGACATACCGATTGTATAGACAAGATTTCCAGCGGCAACCGAAATCTCATCACCAAACTCATCAGGGTCACCAGAAGCGAGATCGTTAAGTGTTGCTGATTCCCAATCTGCCTGACCATCACCTAATTGAAGTGTAAGTACACCAGCGGCATAACCTGAACCACCATTAGTGATAGTATATGTAAGAACATCGCCACCCGGACCAACCGAATCAACTGTGATAACAGCGTCACTAGTAGAACCAACATCAACGACTGTGTAAGTCTGTGCGGCCTCGTAACGAGTACCACCTGATACCAACTCAAGTTCGTCTTCGCTAATAACACCGTCTACTGGTGAAACCAATGATAGAATAGGGATAGACAAAGAACCTGCCGAAAGAGTGTCACCTACACCACCTACTAGGTCTGTGTAAGGGATAACTAAATTCTCAGCACTTGCTCCAACGAAGTTTGTTCCACCGTCTGTAACGACAATAGAATCAATCGTTCCTGCCACGGTTACTGTGATTGTTAACACAGCACCAACACCATTAACATCACCATCAACATTAACAGTATAAACATCGGTGCCAATCAAACCAACAAGCGTATCAACTTCGGAGTCAATAGTATCAACAACACCTAGTCCATAGTTAAACGTAAGTCCGATACCACCTGTGGTCATAGCCACACCAGCACCAGCACCATCAATCGCGACACTAGAGAAACGAGCATTGTCAGGTAGAACCCTTGTGCAGTATAGTTTGTTACCAAATTTCAAGAATCCTGTGGCAGACATTAAATCTTCATATGACGTGTTAGTTGGTTCACCAAATACACGAATCAAGTCATTTTCGTCTGCCACCAAGGTTTGTTTGTTCTCTGGTCCTTTGTAAGTATTTCTCAGGACAATTACACCTATACTGGTTGCAACCGCCGGAATCGTTGTAGATAAATCAATCTCATTTACATCTACAAGTGGAGAAAGATAGAAAGCCATAATATTGTTATCCTCCTAATGAATTATCAGATATTTCTAATTTCATATCTATCGTAAGTAAAATTGGCACTTGATTCTAGATTTTGAGAGCCTTCACGATATGTTAATGTTATCTCACCTAACATATTTATGAATATTCCATGAATATCCATTACTAGAATCTCGTTCCTAAAATTGTCCAATACTTGTAAGGTTGCATCAACTTTATATTGGTCTGTTGATCTCCCGTAAGTATCCTTGTTATTATTTATATAAGTTAGCCATTTATATAAGGTCAACCAGTTAGAAAAGTTGGAATCCAACGAGAAATTGACATACCACGGGTCAAAAGTAAGTTCACCTATGTCTTGGTGATACACACCACCCTGCCATGGTATATCCGTTATACCTAGTGTTAACGAGGGAATAATGGTAGAATGAATGTTCATCGTCAACTGTTTCATGTCCTTGGCAGAATCACCAGTTGGTATTCTCGGAAAAATTAATTGAAAATTACTGGCTGTAGCTTTATTTAAGTTTGTTCTCATTAATCCTCTTATTGTTCGTAGTGTTCATACTCATACATTTGTCTAGCCTCATCGTCAACTGGTACATCTACCGCTGGTATTGCTGTGGCATATGTGTTACCTTGAAGTGATGCACTACCAAGGTCACCTATCTGGTTGTCAACGTCAGATTGACGTTGTTCCCATGCCTCTTCTGTTAAATAATAATTCTGGATAACCTTGTGAATGGGTTTGGTTTGATTCATTGGAGAAAAAAGATATCCCTGAACTTGAAAAGTTAGATTCCATATCAGAATACGATATCCTGCCTCATCCAACTCAACATTAGCCTCTTTTGATGCGTCCTCATAAACAACCCTTAATTCCAATTTATCTGTACCAGATTCACCATCTTCAGCAAGACCATCTATACTCAATTCAGGTATAGTTATCCTTATATATGCTTCGGGAGTAAAGAACGGAAGAATTTGTTCAACAATCTGAGTGATATCAACCATATATTCGGCAGCTATCTGTAAAGAGAAAGTGAAATTATATGGTACTGGATTAAAAAACTCTTTACCATCAGTACCGTCATTGGCTGATTCTATTCTGGCATTACGATTAACTTGTCTATCTTGAGCATAAGCAACTTGGTCAAGGTTGACAGCCATCATTGGAAGTACTTGGTCACGCCTATCACCAGCTTCACGTAGTTCTGTCCAATACCATTGTTTGGTCTTAGGAGCAAACTTCAAAGGCACCTTGACGTACTTAATAACGGCACCCGTGTCCTGATTGTATCTGGCAATAATGATATCGTTAAACATATCCAAAAATTGTATAATCGTGAGTCTCATGGCATTGTAGAAGTAATGTTGTCTAGCCATTATTCCATTCTCCTACACAGATAACCTTTGTGTTGTTTGTATACACCACTTGCAACATTTAACATACTGGTTCTCCTTAATCCATTCTCCTTACAAAATCTATTCAAGGAAATTATCTCCTTTTCAGATCCATCAGGGAAAGTTATTATATATTTTTTTGACCTATGGTGTTCTTTGTGTTCAAGGTGCTTGAATCTATTTTTAATGTGTTCCTTTGATTGTCTCTTTCCGTATTGTGAATTACCACCACCAGAAGCAGATTTTGACATTTTTTTCTTTGTTTCTTCTGTGTGTTTCATACCAAATCTCGGAGTTTCTTCACCACGTTTGCCCCATTGAGGATGATTTTCTCCTATAAAAGCCTCACTTATTTTCTGTTTAGTTTCTTGTGTGTGATTAAAACTACCATCACCGCCATAGGTTAAATTATATCCATTTTCGGATATCATGGTGTTGTAATGTAATATATAATATCTCTCCATTTCATCCAATTCTTCGTTTGTAGAACATTCACATAAAACAGAAGTCTCAAATTCACCTTTACCGTATTTTCGTATAGAATGGTGTAGTGGTGATTTCCTCTTTCCTTTCTCGGCAAGATAAAAATGTTGTTTAATTCTTGTCTCAAAAGGTTGTCTTGTCTGACCTATATATGACTTCCCATTCACCTTGTTAAGTATTCTGTAAATAACCATAGAAATATCCTCCTATGAGTATTTATATTTTTAACTTAGAATTGGATGATTGTTTTACGCATCGCATTATAAAAATAGTGTTGTTTAGCCATCAGTTACCCCTTTTCATTATATATGTAACCGTTTTACCTGTATCGGAATATATTTTTTCCGGGAAACCGTATACCATAAACTCTGACCTCTTGTATAATAATTCTATCAATCGTTTATATGTCACCTGTCTACTTTTTCTGTCTGCTATAAATGTTATCTGTTGTGGTCTGTATTTACCAATGAATAACGAAAAACATTTACCTATATTTTTTAAAACCAACACCGTATTTTTTGTGTTGTTATTTTTAGTCATATCAACGTCAAGTATTCCGTTGCCTTTATGTATACCAAACTTGATAACCCATTCATCATTTTCTAGATGGTTACCTTTAAACAAAAACTCTATACCATCAACATAAAACATATAACCATTATATTTTTTAGTGTATACGGGTTCATCTAATTCGACAAAGTTTGATATATCAATCTCGGCAATCATCACAGAATCGGTATATCCGTGTTTATAGTCTTGTAAAAATCCTTCAAACTTCATTAATTAATCTTCAACTCCTGCTTCTTCTTCCATTTTTTTTAATCTAGTATAATAGTCAGAAATTTCAGAGAGGTGGTCCAAAGCAAT